CCTCAAAAACGGCCTTGTTCGTGCCGTCATCGAAGATTCCATCCAGCCCGACGATTTCATACTGCGTATCCGTGGAGGCCCAGCTAAGGTCGCGGGCTCCAAGGTGTACCGCGATGCACCCGTTTGCCATAGTCGAAGCAACGCCGTTGGTCAGACTCGACAGGGTGGGGTGATTGGCCTTGTAGGTCGTCGCATTGGTCTCGAAGACGACTACGTTGGTCGAAGGGGTGATGTATTTGATTCTCTGTCCGAAAATAGCCGAAGCGGACGAACCGGGAACCGTGTCGCCTGCGGAAGCGTAGAAGTCAACCAACTGGCCTTCCTGCATATACATGCACCCGATGTCGTTGTCGAACGTACCTGCCCAGGTACCTGCGGGAACCGTTGCGGCTGCGGACAGTCTTCCGAGCTGACCATACCCATCCCAATGGCTCATCCTGTTCAGATTCGCCAGAAGGGATTTGTAATGGTCGTCGATTTCATCCGAGAGGCTGTCAACAAACGCCATCTCGTTACCCTGCGCGGACTCGATTGCCGGACCCGTAATACGGAGCGATTCATAGACGTACTTGGGGGTGATTGTATACTGGTCCTTGATGCCGGTCAGCGGGTCGGGCAGTTTTGCGGACTCAGCACGACCACCGCCGCTCTGGGCGCGGGCGTACCGGACGGCTCCGATGTACCCATTTCCGCCGGGCTTCTTGTCCGACTTGTCAAAAAGGTTATAGGTAATGTTCTCCTCGGGGAACTGGTTGGTCATACCAACCCCGTAAACGTTCTTGAGATTCTCAACTATCGAATCTCGGGCTGCATAATCTGTTGCCATTTTTTATCCTCCTCTTAACGCCTTTGCGATGTTGTCTCTAAACACCGATTTGGCGTTTTTCATGGGTATTTTTGGGGGTTCAATATCTACTCCTGCACTCGAAGACCCGACTTTCGGGATGTCGTCTTTTTTAGCGAGGTAAGCCTTGATAACGGCTTGGTCGTAGGCTTCTTTTTTCTTCTGGGCTTCCGAGACAAGTCGTTTGATGGCTTTTCTATCGGTGATGTCGATGTCGTTTGCGGGGTTCCCGACTCCCATGAATTCGAGAATGAATCCTTGCTGATCCTTCGGCATCTCCATCTCTCGGATAAGACTTTTAACCTCATTGTCGTATCCCTCAATCGCTTTGCGGGCGTTTTCAGCCTGCAATCTTTCCATTTCCTTTTGCTGCTCCTTGACGCTTTTGGTTTTAAGAGCGTGTTCAAGGCGAGCAATGGTATGTTCCGGGTCTTCGGTTTCGCGCCGCTTCCGTTCTTCCTGATCCGCCCATACGGGGCGATAACGTCTGATTTCCTCCGCGTCCTCAATGATTTTATCGAGGTCGTTGAGGTCTCTGAGTTTCCCCTTGACTACCTTGCCTCTGGCTACGAGGTCTTCCAGTTCGTCAGGGTCTTCAATTCCGTTGGCTTTCAGAAGGGCTTCGAGCTTCTTTTCGGCTTGTCGCGCCGCCTTCCACTTGGGCTGTTTGTCCCAAGGAAGGGGTTTGCCCTTGTCATCAAGCAACACCTCGGGTGAGGAGTCCGATACTTCCTCTTTCTTGTCGGTTGGGGGTTCCGACACTTGCCCCTTATCCGCAGGTACGGCCCCTGCTGCGTCCGTGTTTTTTACTTCTTCCATTTCCTTCTCCTTTGAGTTTGTCTGGGGGATCATTGGTTCCAACGAGCACCTAGACGGTTAAATAAAAAGGCGCGTCCATCTAAATGGAATCGCGCCTCCGTTGTTCGGATAGCTTATGTGCTACTTATTTTGTTTCATAGACTATTTCTAAATCCCCAACTTCTCTTTTATCGGCCCACCCATAACTACCCCACGGGTACTTAAAAACAACCCACGGAGTCCCGAAACGAGCATAGTTATCATTCGCATAACTAATCGCTTGTTCTCTTGTGTAATCACCCATCATTCCCATCTCCCCCTCCATTGTTTGAATAGGTTAGTCTATCTTAACTGTCTGCACCTTTTTCAAAAGAACTATCTTACCAGCCTCGAACTTTATCTCAAGGCTTCCATAAAATTTATCATCTATGAGCTTCTTAATCAAGACAAACAGTTTATCCACTCATTTGCCCTTCGTCTGTGCGTAAATTGCACGCATTTGCCTCTTTGCCATTCTAAGGGTCATGGGCTCCTTTGAGAAAGTCCTATTTGGACTGGCTACCTTGTACCCCTTGCCTATTTTGCGTAATTTATAAGGCATTATGTCCACCTTGATGGGTTATTGAGCACCCAATCATAATACCTCTGTAGTTCATCTTCCTGAATACCGAAATCATAGTCCCCTATCTCTTCGGGATTCGGTATAAATTCCCGGTTTTGATACTCCGTTTCTACATCGCCCTGCCTCCCATAGTACCTATGGGAGCGTTCTTTTAAGTATCTACTTCCCGGTCCCAGAAGATTTTGACTGTTGTAAGGCACGTTCTTTGTTCCCTTCTGTCATTCCGTGTTTCAAGAGGTCGATATTCATCTCTCTATTTTTCTGCGCCGCGGTCACTTGAAACTGTTTCATCTTGTTGGCTTCTTTAAGTTCAGTCTGCATGATTTTCTCTTTGGACTTAACCACTACGTCACTTGTGGGAACGCCCGCCTCAGTTTCGCTCGGGTCTTCAACAATACCCATTTGAGCCAAAAGCATAGCCCTGCCGGAAGGTTTCAACAGCGGAAGGAGCTTGTCGTACTGCACGAACTCTCTAATATCCGGCGGGGCGGATTCCATCTGCATCTGGTGGGCTTCAGCGTGTTTAACCGCTACCGCTTGGAACTCCACCGGCAATTCCTTGAACTCAGGCGAAAGAATATACTTCCTGTGAACCTCGTAATGCACCGGGTGTATGTCAATCGCAAACAAAGGGTCGTCAGTCACAGGCACAGGCTCTCCGGTTTCAGGGTCTTGGGTGAAAGTCATCACATCCTGAGACCCGGAAGCTAAGGCAGAGTTTTCTTCCTCGGCTCTCTCGACATCGACGTTGGTTTCGTCTGAGAACGAGGTCATCCCCATCCTCTGAAAGACTTCCTGTCTCACAGTGGGGGATACGGTGTCATCTTGGAAGAAGCCCGACTGAATCATATTAAGCAGCATCTGAGCCTGGCCGGATTTGGTCGCAATCAACCCAGAGTCGAGTTCCAACCTGACGTCGGTATTCCCTCTCAAATCCGACGCCTTGAACTTCATGATCTTGACTTTGTTCCCCTTACCGGTGACTTTAAGAAGCCTCTCTTCGGTCATTATCTCTTGGGCCAAAAGGATACGTTTCTTGTAGACCCTTGTTAAAGACCGGTTGAATCTGTCAATATCGGGGTATTTGCCTCGTTCTGCGGTTTCCCTTAGGATGTCCGTAAGAACTCCGGAGGCGTTGGCAGAGGGCTGCTGGCCTTTCAGGACGTTTTTAGGGTCCCCGGACATATCCTGAATCTGCTGTTTCTGCAAAAGTCTCTCTTCTAAGACCTGCTGAGGGAGTGGAGTCCCCTGCTCAAAAGAAGGTTTAGCCCCCATGATGGGGTTGTAGGACAAAGAAACAAACCCATGCCCGCCGATACCTATCAGTTTCAACCCCACATCTCCCGGAGTAATAACTTTGGGTCTTCCCATGCCTTTCCGGTTGATCGAGAGGGCTTGGTCGATTTCATTAATGATGTTCTGAGGGCTTATAAGATCGCTCACGGGCGCATCCGACCAGAACCTCCCAGGGACGTAGTTATAGTGAAAATCAGTTAAAGTATAGTTCCACTGGTTATCAACGGTTTGAATCGGGAGCCTGTTGGAGATTTGGAGTATCTTGTTCCCGCACTGGACTACGTAACGCCCTTCGGGGAATTTCCTTTGTGGGGCGAACTCGACCTCTCTAAAAAGCACCATATCGGAGTCGTCAGACTCGAGGGCTTGGTTGGTCAGCGAAACCCCCTTCCAAGGAGACACATTGGCAACTAACTTAGCAAGGCTCTTTTGGTAGTCAACGTAGGCTTTATTATCCGTGGCTTCGATCTTGGTCTTAAAGGTGTCCTCAACCCACTCCTTATCCTTTAATGTTTGCACCCCGACCCACCGTTTGCGTTTCATATTGTCGCCCAACTCATCGACACGGACGTTGAACGGAAGGATACACTCCGAGGCCACGTCTCCGGTTTTACGTCCGTCGGGCATCCACACCCCTCCCCGAAAGGCAGAGCCAGATACAGAGTTTCTCCTTCTCGTCGAAGAAGGAAGCGTCGTTTGACTGGTCCATCCACGTCAAAAGGTTCTCTCCGAGGTCGGCGGCTTGGATATCTTCTTTTTCGTTAGTATTCGGCCACACCCTAGGAACCATTTTCTGGTTCATCAGCATGGCTTTTACTGAACGGACGAACTCTCTTATCTCATTTGAAACGGGAGTAGGGATGAAATCGGGGATAATTCGTCTCTTGAACGACTTCGAGGAGGGCATAAACTGGATATACTGTTCACCAGAGTAGTAAAGTAAATTTCGCCAAATGATTTGCTCATTCATCTGTCGGAAAACGTCCAACTGGTCTGAAAAAGATTCCGTTACCCATCTGCTGAGAGCGTCTTTTGACTCAAAAATATCCTTCATTTTCTAGCCTCTAAACCGGTATGCCTCTTTCCTGCTGCATTTCGTAAATCTGTTCAGGAGTCAGAGGTTGCTTCACCTGCTCTTTGGCGACTTCCCCTTGGATGTAGGTCGGGTAATGATTCGCCATGATTCTGTCTAAGAGATTCTGCTCCTTTTTCTCAAAATACCGTCTCTGGTCGAAATTTACCCATCCCTGATAGAGGATCACCCCTATGAGAATGAGAATCGCCGCGAGTTCCATTATATAACCTCCCCTAAAGACGTTAGGATTGCATGTACCATTGGCTGAACCTCACTGTAATACCCTGAATATTCCAGTTTCTGCTCATCATGCCCGTAATAAGCCTTGAAAATGAGAGTAAAGTAGTTTTCAAGCTCAATCCCCCCGTTTTCCTCGGGGGACATGACGAAATACCTAATCCCCGCTATCTCTTTCGGGTCGAAAACTATATTCCCTACTTTCACCATGCCTACCATGCGTTCAAAGCATCCAGTTGGTTGGACAAAACTTCGTCCATTATAGCCGCAAGTTCCAGGTTCTTGACCTCAGTTATATCACTGGGCGGGCGCGAAATCTCCACTTTGGTACTCGGAATTGACGTAATAGGTCGCGCCATGAACAAGAGAGCTGCTTCGTCCCCGCAGTGGTCCTCTCCCGAAGAATCTACATCCTCTATGTTGTTAGGGTCGGTGATTAAAGCCGGTACCGTACGGATGAAATGATGGCAGTTAGAGTAAACCTGAACCATCGGGACGCCGTTTACCTGCTCGTTCTCGTCCCTGGGGATTCTTAAGTGCTCGTGGAACTGTCTCCACTTCAAAACTCTCGACGGGTCGCCAGGCATCATGTTAAGTCCCATGCTCATAAAGACTTCCGCAGTGGACATCCCCTGCCCGCCACCTTTGTAATCGGGTTTCTTGTTAAAGCAGGTAGGATCACAGATCCTCTTGATGTGCGGATTTAGCACACTACCTTCTTTAACATCAAACCCCATCTGTTGTTCTCGTTTAATAATGCCCAAAGCTATTTCGGTGTCGGGAAGTCTCAACCCTTGGTCGGGGGTTCCGTTCCACCCGTACCATTCGTTGAACCGATATTTCCTTCCGTCAGAGTCAATCCACCACCAGCCTACTGAAAAGGGCTTCCCAAACCCCCAGTCAAAGGTCATATAAATAGGTACGCCTTTAGGCACATCTACAGGTTCGATGACATGATGGTTCCGGGACCACTCCTGAAACGCCTGACCCACGAAAACATCCCAACTACCGTCTTTAAAAGCACCTCTTAAATGCGGCGGAAGGGTTCCGAGCATTTGCCAATAAGCAGCATCCAAGTAAGGGTTATCCTCCGCCTTAGAAGGGACATAGGCGAACATCTTCCGATAGTCTGTGGGTTTAATAAACTCAATGGGGAAGTTCTGGTCCATCCAAAGGGCCTTTACGAAGTTATGCCCAATCCCCCCAGGGTTGGTGGCGCCGATAAAAGGGCATTCCTCGTCCTTTAATCCCGGCCACCTAAGTCGCATTCTCAAATGGGTAAAGGTATCAACGTCGTTTTTGGTTAACTCATCCACCCCTATCGCCGCCCACTCGGAAGACTGATACTTGGAAGGATCGTCAAGATTCCTAAAACAAAGTATCCCGCCGCCATAATCCTTATCCAAAATAAAGCACCTTCCGTAGTCCTTGTGGTCACTATAACTCTTCCCCAACCAGGGAGGGAACTCCATACCTATCTTACTTAACTGCCGGTCTTTAAGGGAAGGATAATCCTCACAAGCCAGCATCACCGCAACCCCTTTAAGGCCTCGCATAAAGAACCAAGTCATCAAAAGTCTGACCAGGCACCACCTTAAGAAGTAACTTTTCCCCCCTCCCAGGGCTCCCCCATACAAAAGAAACTTCACCGGAGGCTTACCCTCAAAGACTAAATCCAAATGCCTCACGGCTTCCATTTGTCTTTCGGTGAACTTCGCTATGTCAACATCAAAATTCGCCTTGGGCTGCTCTGCCTTCGGTTTCTCAGTCCCAAATCGCTTAGCTTTGTTCATAATCAGTCCGCATAAACAGAAAACCCCTTCCGCCTTCTCTGACGGGCAAACTCAACCGCCTTATCAACTATCGACCTAGTAGCTCTGTTTCCAGCCAAAATATAATCAAGTTCATCCTGCTCCAATGTAGGAACTATCAAAGGGATGTCCTCATCGTCCACGGAAATGGTAAGCTCGGTCGCCGACCGGCCATCACTCATAGGTAACGGCCCCAACCACCCCTGCCCCTTCGGAGTCCCATTAGGACGAAGACCATACCCGTATTCATCAAACTGGTTGAGAACATCCTCATCTTCCGAAGAATATCTACTACCAGGGCCTAAAAGACGGTTGTTCATCTTCGCCACCAGATGGCCACAGACAAGTTGCTGTAATTACTTACTTTAAGCATTTTACACCAAGAAATTCCCATGGTTCGTTGGCCACAGCCCCGAATACCTTATTTATCGACACTCCCTAAACTCAGGGCAAGGTCTACCATGTTTCGCATGAACCAAACGAGCTATGTTCTGAACCTGATCCACCGTTATATCATCCCTTATAAAAATCCCGTCCGCCGTCCAGGAAGTAACACCCAAATCTTTCTTGAGGTCCAAACCCAAATCCGCCACTATGTCCACCACCCCAGCCGGCACCCCAACCTCTGCAACGCTAAGGTCATCTTGTAACGCTAAGGGACTTTCTGTAACGCTAACTCCCTTCCTGTGAAACGCTAAGCGGCACCCACCCGAACAAAACCTCGCCGTAACCCTCGTCGCCTCAAAATCCTTCCCACACTCAATACACTTCATGACCGCTCCCCCTTCATTATCTCCAAATTAATACGGGGAAACCAGTGGAGCTACTGGCCTTCGGGAGCTACCCTATCCCCGTAATTTCCTTCAAAACTTATCCCCATACCCCTCACCGGCATAGAGGGACTGTCCATTATACCCAAATAACACGTAGGCAGAACCTCTACTACCAAATCCCCATCCCATGCGTATCTATCAAACCTACAAACCCCTTTAGGAGATATAACCTGTGTGTATCCATCTATATATGGGCCCATCACTCCACCTTCAAAGGGTCTACCCCCCCTACCTCTCCCGCAGATAAAAGCATGCTTTGTTCATTGGTTACATCAACTATGGTAGGTCTATCCTCTTGTCTCTGGCTGTGCTGTGCTGCTGATAGCTGTGCCTGGCCTATGTTAATTTGAATCATTGGTTTTGCACTACCATCTGACCCTGTACGTTCGATAGTTTCCTTGTCGTATAGGATACCTAGAGCACTAAGGCGTTGTAAGAGAGAGGCAGCTTTTATGTCGCTCTTGGTGATGCTTGCGATGATACGAGACTGCAGGCCAGCAAAGATAGAGCTACGGTGTTTAGTGTACGACTCTACTGCACCATGATCTATTCCATATGTCTTAAGTGTGCGTACTACGTGGGCATGATCGCATTTATTGATTGCGGCGATTTCCCTTACAGTAAGGTCCGGATGTTCTGCTTTGGTGTTTAGTATGGCGGCCTTGAGGGGTGTTTTTTTAGGTGTCTTGGTGACTGAATTAGAGGCATTAGATTGCGAGTTTGGCATGGTCTTAACCCAGTTTAATGCGCCGGTGTTCCAAGGTCCGCTAATAGTATGAGCATATGAGCTCTATTTTATGGATGTTGGCCTGGTCCTAGCGCGACTATTATATACACTAGATGGCGGTTTTTTGTCAAGCTATATCATAATTGATACACATTTGCGGCGGGTTTTTAATCACTTAGCTATACCGTAGGCGATTTGATACGCGATTTGAATACGTTTTGATACGTTTGCCACTTGTCCATTCAAATGGACGATGTGCATTTTTCGCACACGCTATTCGTCTATTTCTTCCTTGTTTCAATCGCTTACACGACCCCTCAATTCCGTGCGATTATTGCAACATTGTAACCTATTGATTTTATTCGCTGCACGTTCAAATATCGCACGCTTGCCCATGTGTTACATGGTACGCATGGTAGTGGGGCTTTAAACTATTTTCACTTGCAAACTATTGATTTGTTTCGGTAAGTCAAAATAATTCAACCCCTGGCTGTATTGTGGCATATGGTATGCACATATTAAAGGCAAAGGGCAACACAATAAATAATAGGAGGAAATGGAAATGAAAATCTACGAAGTCCGGAAAAACAGCGGCTGGAACTGGAATCACAGGGGGGCGTGGTGTGTAGTCGCTCATGGTTGGGGAATCATTGCCAGTTACATGAGCAAGGACGACGCCGACGCTGTCGCAAAGGAGTTGAATGATGCAGAGATGTGAATGCCCTGGGTGCAAGGGCCATGTGGCGGATTGTTTGCGGCAGGGGGTGATTAAAATCCCCCTGCGCGATGGGTCTGGGAATGGGTATATCTGCGAAGAATGCGTTATCAATCAATTCACCGAACTAACTGAATTAACACTAACTAAACGAGAGGAGGAAATGAAAATGCAAAAGGCAGAATATAAAAGACTTGATGGTGCTGTGCGGGCGGCAAGAAATGATTCACCCATCAACCCACCTCTTTGCGTAGATTTGTCCGTTTCTCGTATTCTCACAAAATGTGAACGGATAAGGGGCGTCTCTGCAGCAAAGAGCATTATTGATGGGAGGATATGGATTGACGGACCATGCGTCCCCTATGATCCGCCCGTTACTTTACGGACACGGACACTGTTTGACTTTTAATAACACGAAAGGAGATAAGAGTATGACAAAAGAGGCTTGGATTGAACATATCCGCAACACTGAAGGCATTTTACCGCCATCAAAGGGAGGGAGTAAAGGAGATTGGGATTATGCGCTCGATCTTCACAAAAGTATGGCTTGTCGGGAGTGCGCGGCCAGGAACAGAACACGCATGGCGAACATGAATAGAAAAATAAAAGACGGGATTATGCGGGACATGGGCCTTGTTAAGGTCCGGGGAGCATTAGGCGGAACATATTACGAATGATTAACCTATCCACCTTATCCCTTATCAATAAGGGGTAAGATTGAACGGGTTAAACCACTAACAAGGGAGGGCAAGAAAATGGAATTTACAGCGAAAATAAACATGGACAATGCGGCTTTTGAAAACTTCACTGGGGACGAACTGGCGCGGATACTGCTGAAAATCGCCACGCAGGTCCAGGGGCTTGCAGGACATGACCTTGATGGGGAAATAATCAGAGACATAAACGGAAACAAAGTCGGCAAATGGTATGTTATCTAACACCCGAAAGGGGAAAGGGAAAAACCATGAACGCAAAGCAAAGAATGAACGGGCGGATTTTATCTCACGGGTTAGATTTGAAACGGGCGCTTTTTGCAGACCCTTATTCAGGGCCGGGGCCGGTTACGCTCTGCAAGGCATTGCATAGACTGGAAGTAAAAGCGACCAGAGTCACAACGGCATACTGCAACGGGGAAAACACCGAAGCGGATCTTGATAAAATGGAAAAGAGCGTCATGACTTCACTGATCGGGATATTCGGAAAAGAAAAAGTCATGGAAACGGGGATGTTTATCAATCAAGATCCTCGCGGCTACGCTCTGAAGATTTCCGATGAATGGATGAAGGGGTACGAATCAAAAGGCGGGCGCTTGCACAAAGATTGGGGCGGATATGGAATCCTGGCGCCCGAATTTGACGGCAGACCATAACCTCTTACCCGTCCCCGTCCGGGTAAAGACGGGGAGAAAGAAGGAGTTATGAGTTTCAAAATGACAAGAGATTTGGCTTGGGCGGCGGCTTGTGACGTGGCAGACAAAAATATGCGAAAAGGCGGCCGAACAAAATGGAATGGCGAGGATTATCGTATGGGCGGATATGAATTTGAGCGGTTATGGCCTCTAGAAAAAGATCTCGGCCGTATGCCTGAACAAGAAAAGGGGGCAGCATGACTGGGCTTGTCATTTGCAAGTTTTTTGGCCATAGGTGGGATGGTGGACACAAGAGAACATCTGTAGACCCGGGGGAACTCGGGTGTGGTGGGCTACCGGCATCATACGGATGCCCAGACACAAGGATTGTTCTTACCTGCCTCAGATGCGGGTATGAAGATTCATCAATACACTGGGAAAAGAATACACTGGGAAAAGGGGGCAAAATGGACGAACAAACCACAGAAAGAACCTTGCAAGCTATGGAGTATAACGTAAGATGCAAACAACAAATCATTGACAAGCTATTAGCGGAAAACATGGCGCTCGAAGAAAAAGTGGCGGACCTTGAGAAAAAACTGGGGATCGTATCAGATGACAGGTGCTCCTTGTTTGCATATTCACAAGAAAGGGGGGAGGCATGAAAGCAGATACCTTTACTTTGGCGGTGGCGTGTTTTTGCTTCGGGATCATAACGGGGTTGATATTAGCTCACTGTATAATTGAATTAACGTATTGAAAGGGGGAAGATATGAAAGTAGATATATGTAACATATGGACGTTCGAGGAAAAACTGGAAAGTTATCGTATCCACTTATCAACCATGCAAGGGTGCTATATAATCTCTAAAGAGGGTGAAAATGCGCGGATTCAATATGAAGATGGAACGGAGGCAACTGTCCCCATTCTCACATTACGCAGGGAGGATCAAATAAATTGGTAGGCGAAAGCCAGAAAGGGGAAAGATATGATAGAAGAAATCTTTGCCGACATAAAAGAACTGGAACGCGCGATTTTAGGGGAGGAGAAATACGACGAACTGGTCGATCGGTACACAATGAAACGCGAGGCAAAAAGGGAAGAAAGAGAAGTCTATAACTGGGAGGAAAGGTGAGAACATGGAATTTGAAATCAAGCATAGATTAAGCGGCGCGGTCTTGTTTTCCCTTGAAACAAAATCACTTAAACTGTGTGTCGAGGCAGCTGTAAGAGAAAAAGCGAACTTGCGGGGAGCGGACTTGCGGGAAGCGGACTTGCGGGAAGCGAACTTGCGGGGAGCGGACTTGCGGGGAGCGAGAGGAGTAAATAAAAATATTTGCACTCCCCTTGTTATGCTCTTGGATCAACCAGGGGCTATACGGGCTTATAAGCTGGTGAACAGCAACATGGAGGGGCCGTATAACGGAGGGATAGTCTACGAAATAGGCAAGTCTTTCAAGGTGGACGATGCAGATACAAATGATATGGACCATTGCGGGGCGGGGATAAATATCGCAACGCTTGATTGGTGCATGAAAGAATGGAAAGAGGGGTATAGGATACTCATAGTTGAGTTCAAAGCTAAGGATATTGCGGCGATTCCCATTGCAACCGACGGTAAATTTAGGATCCACCGGTGTAAAGTGGTTGGTGAAAAAGACCTTAAAGAAATCGGGTTGATAAAATAAAAGGAGGGCATAATGGACAAAAGAGTGTACTTAGTTCTAGGGGTTGTAGCGGCGGTTCTTGTGGGGGCCGTGGTAGTATGGGCGGCAACAGACTGGCAATGCATGTCGGACTGCACACAGCGGTATTCGTGGTCTTACTGCAAACGGATGTGTTCATATTAAACGAAAGGAGAAAGAAAATGGATTACAACGAAACGTATCCGCACAGGTCAATGGTGTTTTTCAAAGACGAAACGAAAGGAGATCACGCAAAGAGAATGAGGAAAGCCGAACTTTACGGGCGGTTTGAGAAATGCCCCCGATTTGCGCCGATGGTGGCCGAACATCTAGTAAACAAAGATGCGACGGTGTTCGCAACGGCCCTCCATCGCTTAGGGCTGAAGTTCAAGCAGCTCAGGGGGGTCGGGAAAGATTCTTTCCTGATTGAGGGATGAGATAGTCCACGTAAATGGACGGGAAGGGGGTGATAGAAAAAAATTGTTGAAAAAGGCGGCGTTTTCGGGTATGGTTTAGTCGCCTGGGAGGTAGTTATGAAAAAACAAACCATCCAAATCAGCGGGAAGAAACTATGTGACGGTCATAGCTACCTTCAGGCAACCGCTGGTAAAAAGAACCTGGTAGTCAAGAGATTGCCAGGTTTTTTATTGTCTTTACATTGGCTTGCCGATGATAAAGGCTTACATAACTGCTCAATAGTTGGAGAATCAGTCACCTGGTAGGTGCGCCGGCTGGTTCACCGGCACAATAAATTTGAACTATCCCGATGCAACGACCGTCCTGGCTTAACAGCGGCTGGCATCTGTAAGGGGGAAACGCAGTAACTCTCTCTGGTGGGTAAAGGCAGACCGTGGACCACTTATATAGATGCTTCGAGGCGATAGCGACCGACCGCATACGCACAAAAGCTCCCTGAAGTATAGGGGGCTTTATCTCTGCTCCGCTCCCTCCCGCTCCGCACTCGGCAAAAACAAGGCTTTCAGCAAACGCTGAAATACCCCTTAGTAGTGAAACTAAACCTTAACCTCCTGAAGTTCTACCGGTTCTCGGTCTTTTACAATAAGTTTTAAATAGCCGATTTCAGTAGGGGGATACTCTGCGAGTTCTGAATAGGTCGATACCCCCAATTCTTGACTCTTCAAAAAGCTACCCGAACAACCAAAAAATCTATGTTCACTTGGTATATATTCAGCGGTCTTTCCAATTCCCGCTTTGGTATAATGCTGCTTTATCTTGCCACGTTCTGATGTGAGAAATAACGTAGGTATCGGCGGAGTTGTCAAAACGATGTGAGAATGGCCGCGAACCATTACTATACAGTCCCCGGCCATGTCCTCAAGGATTCTTTTCAATCGAAACTGCAAATAGGCTTTCTTTCTATGAGGGTCCGGGGAGATAGAGGTTATGGATTTCCTCCCGTGGGTGCAGTAGACCTTAAACATGGGTGTCCCCTTTTCGGTCATTAACTCAAGCTTGTTGGTGAACGTCCCTGCGATAGGATATTGGCACCCTGAGGCTAATCTGAGCCATTCACATAGCGTATTTGTGAAGTTGCCGACCTTGTTTTGGAGAGCGTGTTCGTGGTTTCCTTCTAAAATACTCAATAACCGCTTTGTTTTTACGCAGTCAGTGAGTATTTCTATTTCATGCTTCATCTGTTCGAGGGGCGGGGATTTACAAGTGGTTGGATCGTAACGCTTATCATCTACCCAAAAAGCGTCGCATATATCACCCATGTGGACCCCATAGACATGCTCGTTTTGGGTGATGTACTTAATACACTCAAGATATTTGTCCTCCGCTTCGGCTATATTCCCGTGTTGGTTGTCGCCGAAAAAAACGACCTCAAAGTTATCCGGCATGTTTGGTATCTGTGAGATTATCATATGTTCCTCCTCGGTAATAAAAGCGGCATATTTGCCGATTTCAACCTGTTTATCCCCTATCGGTAATTGGGGCGCCTGGGTCTCATATTCTTCTCTTCGGAGCAGTTCTGGCACATCCTTGGCGCGTCATACTCAGGATTAAGTTTCTTCCCGCACTTCAAACAGAGGCTTTTGTCGAGCCTTAGTTTCCGGGCGTACTTTACATTGACCGCCTTAGTCATTATCCAATGCTTTCTACAATATACCCCGTGGGTCGCTAATTCGGTGCAGGTTCTACAAAGCCCCTCTGCCTTATGCCTGGCCTTGTATCTTTCCCTTCTATCGGGATGATCAAGCCTATTCATAAGGCTCCGGGATATTTACTATTTTCTTTAATGCGGCGGCGAACTTATCAATATCGTCGGAGTCAATGGCCCATCGAGTCGTTTCGATAACAATATAACACCCACCACCCCCATCAGGGGTTGATACTTTAAGACACTGGCAAATATCCTCAGAGCCTTGGCAACTGTCAACATCTTGAACAAACTCAAAAGTCACCTCGCCCAGCCTCACCCCTTTGATTCCCATGAAATCTCCGCACTTTTTAACGTCTTTTTTCATTTCTCCTCCAAGTGTTGCTCTGCGATTTTCTTAACCAAAACCGCCCAACTGTCTTTTCGTTTGTGTTTCTCAACCTTCCCTTCAGCTATCTTCTCCGCGTTTACCATGACGATATACTCATAGTTTGAAATCGGTTTACATTGTGATACATTTCTGATGTATAACGTAAGCACTATTTCACCTCCAGCCAAACGTCTAAGTCAAGGTCCAATGGGGGATAATAACCCTTCTCTGCGAGTTTTCTAAGGTCTTTCTTGGCGTTTACTATGTCCTCCCGGTGTCTTACGATCTCTTTTAAAAGAAAGAACGCCAGAGCATCCTGAGCCCCCTTACCCTGTATGGGGAACTTTCTTGACTTCCTGCCGATGATTATGCCGATGATGAAACATATTGAGCCGATCAAGATTTCCATTTTGGCCTCCATTTCGTTTGCAATAGGTGACACTTTGTGTTACTTTCCGAAAGCGAATGGTACAAAGGTGTCGGCACTTACTTACTTTTGCCGACGTTTTTGTCCACAAAAGCCCCCTTAAAGAAATCCATAACCTCTTCATCGGTCATTATTTTCGGGCCTTCCTTGGTGATACAAAAGCAAATCTTCCCATCGACAAACCCCGTTCCTTTACACGCCGGACATTTCTCCATTTTCGCTTACCTCAATCTTGATGTTGTATTTATTATGCTTCGAGTCGTACTCCCCGAAATACTCTTTGACGAAATGAAGCATGTTCACCATGCACTCCAGTTCCCCAAGTTCGGTTTCGGGTTCCTCAAAGACTCTTTCAAATTGCCTAAACTCGCCGTCACTAAGTTCATCCCACCACTCTGTGACAAACCCGTTCTCGGCTTTTCTTACTTTGATTTCCCACATACGAGCCTCCTTATGCTTATAATGCACCCGATTGGAATCTTGAGGTCTCTCATCACCCCATCCATAGCCTCGCTTCTATCCGAAACAGTACAGATATACGTCTTGTCGTGGCTTAAATACTGGCAGACTGATCTAATAGTCACATCGTTACTCCCGATTACCTCATCTTCCTCTTGCCAGCCAGCCTCTCTAAAGTGCGAATCAGTCCAGACAATCTCTAAAGCATCTCCAGGTTTAAGACGAGGTAGTTTCATAGCTCTAAGACTCCTTGCTTGTCTTTTGGGATTCCGAGAAACACAACAATCATGCTTGGGAAGGGCGCACCGTATTTTGCCCCCTTGAATTTCAAGCGTCCTTTTATGAACCGGATCTCATCTGCTTTCATACAATACTCATGGAACCATCTTGTATCTGTCCGTGATGGGATTAAAAACACACACGTTCTGCCTTTCCTGCTTTCGTGCAGCCCCTTACTTAACCATTTACCAATCTCGTTTCGGTATGGCGGGTTTATGAAATTCGACTTTCCCCAATCAATAATCAGCCCATCCCATAGCGAATCTTTATTACAAGGGTCAAAATCAAAGGCAAATTCTTTATTTAGCTCATCATAAACAGCGTCCGGCGTTTCCCATGCATGATTGGCACTTGAAAACAATGCACGATTCATCCGCCACCTCCCCTAGATCCCAGTGTCGCGAACGATCAGTTCATCCACCCAACTCTGATAGTAAGCTATCTCACCTTCATACCATTCCTTGGTAAGTTTGCGCGGTTTTTTGGACATAGTAACGAAATCTTCATAAGCCTTGATGCCGATTTCCTTAATCAACTTCGGGATAAAAACCTCGTAATTACCATGCTTATAGAGGTTACACGCTACGCACTGAGGTCTAATAACAGCTATCTCAAAAAGGATTGAGTTCCCGCGGCCCGAGATACCGTGGCCCGCCTGCAAAGACTTCCAATGGGCAGGGGTACCACAAGTGTAACACACATTCATCCCGTCAGGAGTAGCGTCCTTGAGTCGAACGAATTTCGACACCAATGACCATAATTTGGCTTTTAAGCCCTTGGTGGCTGTCCTCGTACGTCTTTTAGGCGATCTCTTGTCCTGGGGCATCCTTGAGCGTTTTTTCGGCATATTTCCTCCTTAGCCCGCATACAGTACACTGTTCTATTCCAATCGGTTGGAAGTCATGCGTTTCGCATCTGTCGGGCGGGACTTTTCCTTTTAGCTCCCTCAAGTAGCAGTCGAAGGCGCGGGCATTGGGTATCGAAGCGGCATTATGAAGTAACTCAGCCGTGTTCTCGTCTGTAAAGTGCGGCAACAGTTTAATCACCCTTGTAGGTTCGATGGTCTGTAAAGAAGGGTCTTCTAACATGGGTCTATGGCAAACCCTAAAGAAAGAGATAGCGTTGTATGCGGTCGATCTTGAAATAGGCAAATGGCCGTCAACGTAAGCGTCGAAAGATTTAGACCCGGCCTCAAGCCAGAGGTTCCCGGAGTTAATCTCGTACAACCCTTCCCCCATCTCAAGAAACCCTTTTGCGCCCTGCAAAAGACCCGCCATTACTTTCTTCTCGTATCTGTCTAAGTGTTTAGCTTTTACTAATTCCATCAGTCACCTCCTTGTATTTATCCACATCAACAACCGGAGAGTATTCGTCGCTTCTCCCGAATCTTATGCACCGGCAACAGGGTATATCCCCTGAGTATCCATACGCCCTTCCGCTGGTAATCATTCTAAGAAGCTCGTAGCTGCCGCAACCCCTACACGTTTCCATCAGTCACCTCCTTGTTTAGGTCATCAAGCCACTCCTCATACTCGGCGCGAAATTTTTTGTCCTGCATCATATTGTCCCAGTCAAAACATCGTTTATCCCGCACATATCTTTTGTAATTTGGGTAATTGCTTATCTCCGCGTCCATCTGATTGGATGTCATAAGGCCCCCTTTAGGGCTTCTCTTGCTGTATGCTTAATAAAGTTAAGAGCATCAGTCATTGGGTCAACTATCTTCTCCAACGCCTCCCTTAGCCGCGCAATCTCTTGTTGTGCCTTTTCCAATCGTTTGGACAGGTCTCTTGCGGTTTCTCGGTCATTCATCTTTGGCCTCCTTGCTGTGAAATTTCTTGTGGCACTTTTCGCATAAAACAATTAGGTCACTTAATCTTTCCTTGTAAACATGGTCGTAATTTACATGGTGAACGTGCAATATAGACTTCCCGTTACCGCATAGTTGGCATTTATTTTTAGACCCCTTTCGCTTTTTTGCGGCAATTTTCTTCCATTTGTCAGACCTAAGATATTCCAGATATTTTTCTTTGTTGGTTTTCTCTTGTTCGGTGATCCCAACTCGGCTAGTTCCAATAACCCCCTGTACCATAAAGGTATTTCCTTTATGTTGATAAATCACCAATGTTGTAATTTTATCGCATATTTCACAGTAGAAGCAAATCCTAACCCCATCTCTTCGCGAACTAGGGTTCCATCTCATCCCCTTTCGCCTTAAAATCCCATTTCTATCTACATACACATTTACTCCGTCTTCCGAATCCTCCTCTTTTCTGAAATATACCTCCACTTTATCATGATGCAAATACCCCTCTCTGCAATTAGGGCATTGCAGAATAACATCATCCCCTATTAACATTTTTAGATTCCTCCTCAATCCTGTAATTATCTTTCGATCCATCGAAGATCCCATAAACAATCGACGGATGTACATCATGTTCTTTAGCCAGTTGGTTAATCATCCGCATCTTTGCCGCCGCCTTACTGGGTGCATGTGAGTATTTAATAACCATTTCATGCGAGTAGTTAAAGATTCCTTTCCAGAGAGTCATTTCCACCTCCAGTTATCCGATGGTGAAAGCTTATGCCCGTCTATGATTTTAACCCTCCTGAACTTATCCCTAACATTATCAAATGGAGGTCTTGGCTCTTTCGCATCATATATCGTAACCTTGGTATGCTTCTCATCTTTGTTGTAATCCATAGTCAAATATAGCCGCGCCTTCTCAGCAGAGAAATCCCCACCTCTACCAAGTTCAGCCCCGGCTTTCATCTGGATACCAATGAAGCAAACACTATCTCCAAGTCTTTCGTGTATCTTCCTTATCGGGGTTCCTATCTCAAAGAAATTATCATTCACCTCCAGGTAATCCACTATGTATATCTTATTTTTATCGCCAGTAATAAAATCATGGAAATTATTGTGGCACTTATGCCCCTTAATCTTCCATTTGCCTAGCGGCGCAAACTTTTTCATCCGCTTCTTGAACTCCGTAGGGTGCATTTCTGAATTAAGGTAAACTATCTCAAACCTGTCTTGGTTCATCCAAGCGATGTTCATTAGCATGGCAGTTTTCCCCGATGACTTCGTACCGGCAACCACGCATATATTCCCCGGCGATAAAATGCAAAGGTCGTTCAGGTCTATCGGCAAACGAACATTTACCTCTTGGATCTCATCTTCGGTTGAAAGATCCATTTCAGTTTCCGCTTCTTTCCCCCTCGATCTATAGTCGCCCCTCTTTTCCCCTATCTTTTCTATAATTCCCTTTTCTTCAAGCCTATTTATAATGACTGAGAGGTTTTTTATATCCTGTTTTGTAGTAATATGTAGTTCTTGACGTATCAAAGTAGTATTCCAGTTGCCTTTTTGTAGTAATGTCCACTCATGTACCTCTTCGGCTAGATTCCTATCTTTTGATGAAATGCGACCAAATATTGACTTGATTTTCTCTTGTAATTCTTTTTCTGGAAACGGGGGGACGCAATTTTTCGCCAGTATATCTAACACGATAGGTATTCTATCCCTCTTGTATCTCCCGTCAGCCAAAGCCATCCCAATCTCAAAAAGGTCTTGATCTCTTGACCCCTGATGTAGTAAATTGTAGTCTGTGTTAGATGATGTTATGTAGTCTTTTTGTAGTTTATCCCCCCCCTTATACCCCCCTAATAAGGTACTTATTATTTTATATGGTAGCTCTTGAGGAGCTACATCCCATATGCTCAGCCCTTCTAACCATTGGTAGTTTTTACCACTTATCTCGTTTTGGCTGGGCGGGGCGACGATAATCCCGCCTTCCCCCCTTGTATCAAGCCCCGGGATTAGTCTGGTTTTGGTGGGGAGCCGATTCCCGTTTGAGCATGAAACCCAAATGTGATGACCACCGCCAGCGGATAGCGCAGTTGGGGTAACAAATGTGTCGGGGAGCATGTCTTGTATTTTCTGGTATGCTTCTTCGCTATCACAGTCGATAGCGTATATACCGTTTATCTCCCCTGTCATTACCCCAATCATGGCGTTGGGCCATTTGCCCCACCACTCCCTGATTTCAGACTCGGTTTGTTTTTCGGTTTGGTATTTCTTCCAAGAGATGTTTACTTTTTTGAGGAACTTCTTTTCTTTATCGTCGTACTCTATTCTCATAGGGAGGATGTTGAATCCTGCCTTATGATACTTCAAGGCGTGCTCAAGCATTTCCCCTCCTCAGATTAGTTCTGTAACGTCGATCTCGCAACGCTTGGCGATCTTTTTCAGGTCTTCAATGTCCCACCGCTTATCGACCATCCTATTCCTGATTGTCTCTGGAGTAACCCCGAGAAGATTGGAGATTTCAACGTGTGTGACGTTTTTAAGTGCAAGCAATGCCTTTACTTTTCCGGATGTATCAAGGTTTTGAAATATACCGTTCATTCTTTCACCTCCTTCCTGAGAAGGTATTATACATAAAATATTTTCTATGTCAACGTTTTTTTTCTTGACAAACGAAAGCCGTTGTGCTTTAATGACAGCCAACGAACAAGGTTCTTTGAGAAATGCTGGTGTGGCGGAAGAGTAAAGACGCCCTGACATGCGGACTTTCCCGGAGGTCAGCAAACGTGGGAAGAAAAGAACATCCAGGTATCAAATCCTGGCACCAGCACCAGATAAGCGACCCGCATCGAGGGTAGGAGTATCAGGTGCAAACAACTTAATATGAAGGAGATTGATTATGGAAAAGACTTTACACAATTCGGACGTATCGGGAGCAAGGAAAAACGTGAAGGACATTGTTGTTGTTGGAAACGGAGATATGTTCCGCCTTCTCTGCAAGGCATCGAGTCAAGAGGAAGGGTGGATGAAGTCCACTAAGGCGATGGATGTTGGTCATGGCTGTGTTGTCCAAGTAACGACGCAGCAGAGAAATATTGACTTAACGTACTCGGTTGCCGAAGCGCTGGCTTATGTCCCAGGTGTTCAGATTGTTGACGACGCGAATAACGGGCGAAAACTCGTTCCACGCACCTGAGCGACCTGGACGGCAGCACCAGATATGCTGGGAGAGCACTGGCTGGAAAGAGGCCGATAGGGTACGGCGATTGGGCACAGGACCCGTCGGCAGACGCCTTAATATGCGGCCGTGGAATGCTACCCAGCACCAGATAATGGCATGGCGGCGTGGAAGGGCACGCAACGTCGCTAACGGAGCAGGAGAGCGCATAGGGTATGCTCCTACGTTGTGTCCGGGCGGTATGCGACAGACCTGGAGCCGGTACT